TCTTTCCCGGCAGGGTACGGGTGGACTCTATGGAATCCCCTCGGGCATACCTAGGCTCGACAACCTTACCTGCGGGTGGCATTCGGGCGACCTTGCCTTGATTGCAGCCCGAACCTCGGTCGGAAAGACTGCATTCTCCATAGAGCTTACTCTGGCTGCCCTGAGGAAGGGACGAAAGGTACTGTATTTTTCCCTCGAAATGACGAATGACCAAGTCATGGAGCGGATGCTCATGAACGAGTCCCAAGTCCCGCTTAGGTTCGTAATCGACAAAACCTGCACCACGGAACAGGAAAAACGGTTCGCCGATGCCAGAAGCTGGCTAGGCTCGGCGCCGCTCACCATGGATGACGACGGATCGATCACGGTGAGCGGGATTCGCGCAAAGGCCAGGAAGATGGCTCGAAAGGGACTGGATCTGGTGGTTATCGACTATGCCCAGTTGATCAAACCCGAAGACCCGAAGATGAGGCGCGAGCAACAGGTCGCGAATGTATCGAAGTCAATAAAGGCGTTGGCGAAGGAGCTGAAAATCCCGGTAATCATGCTGGCGCAGCTCAATAGGACTGCGGACGAAAAGAATCGGAAGCCGAGATTATCCGACCTCCGCGAATCGGGCGCGCTCGAGCAGGACGCCGACGTAGTAATGATGCTCTGGCGAAAGGACGACGACCCGGAGCAAACGAAAATTTCAATCACAAAACAACGGCAGGGGCGATGCGGAGACGTTGAGGTACAATTCAAAACCTCGACCCAACGCTTCGTGCCTGCGCCAATCCTAAACTAGGAAAATCGAAAATCATGCAAGGAATAAGCAAAGCACTGTTCATCGGGCGCCTCACGCGCGACCCGGAAACCAAAAACATAGCCCAGCAGGTATTAGCCTCGGTTGGAATCGCTGTAAACCGCCGACGTCGCTCGGGGAACGGAGAATGGATCGAGGAACCCAACTTCTTTGAACTGGAAGCCTGGAGGGAAACCGCGGAAATGATCGCCAAGCACGCCAAAAAGGGCGACCTGATCCACTGCGAGGCCAAAATCCAAATGGATTCATTCGAGGACAGGGAAACCGGAAAGCGCCGCACGAAGACCAAGTTCGTGGTCGAGCCGTTCTCCTGGCAATTCCTCGGAGGAAACCCTCGTTCGGCGGCCCCAGACACAGCTGGGACCACCGAAAGCGGCGAAGCCGCTCAAACTGCTCAGCCATTTTAGCAATCAGTAACCCAAAGGAATAGGTAACATGACGGATGACGTAGCATCAGATGACTCGAATGAGTCAACGGAATCAACGGAACCAACGGTCGAGGAGCAACTCGCAGGGAAAGCCGACCTCTCGATCCTTCAGGGATTCGCGGGAGAAGTCAGCGGAACCATCGAGAAGCTTCACTTGAGGCTGAAGGTACTGGAGACACGCTCGGAATACGAAGGCAACGACTTCATCACGCGCTTGGTGGAAGCCATCAAGAAGATGATGCAGGAGGAGCTGGGCAAGGAATAACTTTCCATCCACCGCACACAGGGGGTGGGCGGCTTCGGTCGTCTGCCCCCATATCTCCAGTGGACCTTTCCGAGTATGCATTATCGATCAAGAGTTGGAGCAAGCTTCAGCGAGCCATCGACCGTGGCTACAAGCGATTTTGGGCAAACACTCAGATCACGGGGTTCGACGAGCAGGGCAAGGCGATCCGAACGAAGAAGCCTCGACCTGATCCGGGCAGCCGATCCGGGCCTAACACATGGTGGAATAAATGAATTTAGCGGGGCGTAGAGTCGGAAGTAATGTGTCCGGACGCGTTGCCGGCGGAGGTTTTGTTTTTGGTCCTGCGTCGGTGTTTTCGTCATTGATCACCCGCTACTCTCTTTCATGACGATCACATGGCTGGAGGCAAAGAGATACCTGGTGGCAAGCCTGAAGCGTCCGAACAACGTCCACATGGTGGACCTCGAGGAGTACGACGGGTACGGCGAGTGCAGCTGCGAATACTGGACTTATCAACTTGGGCCAAAGCTGAAGGCCGGGAAAAAGCCGCTAAAGCAATGTCGGCACCTGAGAGCGGTAAAAACGTTAACAAGGTAAACACATTGGAAAAATGGGCGAGGGCGCACGGATGGGGGGAGTCCGACATACTGTCATATCTGAATGAATGGGGCATCTGTTCGGATAATTGCGTGAGTTTGGCCGAAGTAGCCAATGCGGACGAGTGCCTCAAATGGATAGAGGGAGATGATTATGATTAACTACATCAAACTGAACTGCGGGGTACTCAGGAAAGGCCCCGTATGGGACAAGGAGTCAGGCACGTGGGACTTGATTTTCAAGGAACGCGGGGAAAAGGAGGACGTGGTGGTTCCGTTTGAGAGCCGTAGCGAACTCAGGAAGACGATGAATAAGCTGAACCTGGAACCCATCAAATGAACGACGTGCTGAAAGGTATGATCCGCCAGACACTCGGCAGCCCGAGAGTACCAAGGCTCCTTGGACTTACCGGGCCGAAGGGCGTAGGGAAGTCGACTTTCGCGAAGAGCATCCGTGGGGAGTCGGACGTGCTGTGCCACATCGCCAGCTTTGCGGACACGCTGAAGGACATGTTGGAAGTCCTTGTGGGCAGAAAGTACGTGGATGACGCGAAGGAAGAAGTCGTGCCATGGCTGGGAGTCACCGGGAGATTTCTCATGCAACGCATGGGAACCGAGTTCTTTAGGGAGCAGGTAGACCAGGACATCTGGGTCAAGTGCGCCGAGCAGGACGTCAAGCAGTTGTTGGAGGAACCATTGATTACGGTAATCTTCGACGACGTCAGGTTTGAGAACGAGGCGGAAATGATTAAGCGGCGTGGTGGGCAAGTCTGGAAACTCACGCGCGCGGGAGTGGTATCAAATGACACTCACGCATCGGAATCGGGGATACCCGACGAGCTGATCGACAGGGTGGTCAAGCTGTGAAGTACCTCGACTACATCCTGTGGACCCTGTTGTTCATGTTGGCGGTAGGGGCATGGTGCTGGATGCTCCTCGCGGTCGTGGCGGTAATCTTTCAGTCGAGTGGGGATTGAAGTCTCATTAACCCCCGAGGAGTGCAGGATTTGCCGACTGCTGGGCGACCTGAGGCGCTCGAACAACCGCACCGCGGGCGTGAAGGACCTGTTGGTGGCGAAAGAAGATCCGATGGAACGCGACGTACAGGGAGTTGCTGCGGAAATGGCTTTTGCGAAATACTACAACCTTTACCCACCCGTCGACGTTCACGCACGCTCGGGTGGAGAGGACTTCGTGCTGAACGGAAGAAAGATCGACGTAAAGCAGACGAAGTATCCGGACGGCAGATTAATTGTGCCACCGTACAAAGTGGAAAAAGACGGAGGCAGCGATAATTACGTACTAATTACCGGTACAATGCCCAATTTCGTCTTACAGGGTCATGCGCGTAAGGAAGACTTATGTGATCCGAAAAATCTGGTAATGTTGCGCAGTTTGGTGTATGCTCTTCCTATAGAAGAACTAAGAGAAATGCCGGAATATGAGCGCAATAGCACTAGAAATTGACGTCGACGAACCTCCTGCGGGAGTTCAGGACGAGTTGCTCCTGCTGAAAGCTTGGGAAGAGCACAAGGCCGCGAAAGCCCGACGGGCGAACCGCGAACACGTGCAGGCCAGGGAAAGGCTGATCAGGCTTCAGGCGGAACTCTCGTTACCCGACTGTCCCGACGAGGAACTGTAGTCGCGGTCCTGGATCAGGCCCTCACGCCTGGCCCACTTGGGATACTTGTGTATCGCCTCATGGCAGGCATGGCAGGTAGCCAGCCAGGAATCCACCCTAAGGTAGAACTTTCCTCTGCCCTTCTTGTGATGGACTTGAGTGGCCTGAGCGTGCCTGCAGACGCCGCAGACGGGGTACGCCTTCAGGAACACCTTTCTCTTGGTGTGGTACTCGTCCATTTCGCCTCTTCGCTTGCGGGATACGCGCCGTAGGGATTTCTTCCTCCTCAACGGCGTCTTTCTCTTGAGTGGGGTTCTCTTCATAATTCTTGTTCCATCACCGCGTATTTTCTTAGCTCGGGCATCGCGGCAAAGGGGTAATCGGGTCCGTAGGCTTGAAAGAACAGGAATTTCTTCCAATTGAATCTCGGAGTCTTCGCAAGCGCCATCACCGTGCCTTTCGGCGACGTGACGATGTGCGTGTGGAGGCCTTTTTCCTCGAGGCCCATTCTTTTTCGTACCATGCGGTCCATTGCTTACACAATAACACGCATTCCGCCTCGTTGTCAGCTTCCAAGCCTATATTGGGCAAACTTCCCTTCGATAAACTGGCCCCAACCGGTCCTATTCCCATAATTTCGCTGTAAAACCTTACGTACCATGTGTTTTGCTCTTTCTTCGGGACAAATTCCCGAACGTAGTCAGGTGGCTTTACGCCCTTCATAAGTCAACCGTCAGTCAATGTGAGGCCCCAGGCACGAGCATTCCGCATAGTGCATCTCGCAATCCGAGCACCATGGCTCCTCACAGCACTCGCAGGGCGGACAATCCGCGGACAGCTTGAACCTTCTTCGGCTTGCATCCTTCACGGCTTCCTCAAGCTCGTCGTATTCTCCGATCTGGCTGACGAACTTGTCGCGCTTCTCGGATAACTGAATCTCTATGAATTGCCCTTCCGGGCGCTCAACGAATACGCTTAGCCCCTTGCTTGTTATCGTTACTTCCCCAACCGAATGGTCTTCCATACTCTTCACGCCCCCAACAGTCCTCCTTGACTATATTCGCAAACGGCACGTAGCAGCCACAACCCAGAGGGCTTCCATCATAGGGGCGGCACTGCCTCGTTTTCTTATTGTAGAGCGGACAAGTCAGGCACACCGCATACCTTCTCTTCCACTCTCGTACGTCGTCTTCCTTCCCAAGCGCCCAATACGGAAAAACCGCAAACATTCCGCGAAGTATGCGCCACCAGGCCAATGGACCGGGTCGCTCAAGCTTCACGACACGGGCAAATTCCCGCAAACGTTTCATTTAAAGCCTGAACTCCGGGGCCACGTTTGCCCAAGGGTCGCCAATTTCATCGCTTACGTCCACCATGGCATCCGCCAAGGCTTCGGTCAGCTCGTCGGATTCTTCCCCTCTCTCGACGGCATAGTCGCCAACGAGGGCCTCCCCGAACAAATCCCCATGCCTTCTTTTCACGTCCGAGGTTTCCGAATCCTTCCCCTCGGAGGATGCCCCCGAGCCATCTCCATCAGGCTTTTTCGCATCCTTCATGCGCTTCAGGGCCTTGGTCAAATTGTCATGCCCGAACGAATCTCCGTACGCCTTCTGCCCCTCCTTCGTGCTTATATCGATTCCAGAGTCCATGTACCGTCCATCGCTCGTCCATCCGCTTTTGCCTGAGTCCTTCTCGCCACCGCTTATTATCGTACTGCGCCTGGGCGTGCTTTTCTTCTTCTTTTTGCTTGAGCCACCTCCGCCGCCACCACCGGAGCCACCTATATTGATGTCCATGCCCCTCGTAAGGTTCTGGAAGGTTTCCAATGCCCCCTGCGCCAGGTTGGCCGGAATGGACCCAACGTCCACCAGGTCTTGAAATAGGTTCTGCCCGGACTTCTTCATGTTCGACAGCCCGGCATCCGTGTTTCCGGTAAGCGTTTGGAACCCGCCCTTGATGAACCTGGCGGGGTTCTCGATGAAGGTATTTCCAAGGTTTCCGGAAAACATATCCACCCGATTGCCGAATCCACGCAGGGTATTCCCCGCGGAGTCCAGGGCCGAATTGACTCTCGGGCCGAGGATGGGAATCCAGTCGACCAGGTCGCCCGTCTTGTCCAGCACCGTGTCGCCCACGTTGCCCAAAATTCTCAACGGGTCGGTAAGCGTGCCGGTAACCTTGTTCACCCCCTTGGCTATATTGGAGAACAGGCTGGGAGGATCATAAGGAGAATTCGCCTCAGGCAGAGAATCGTCAAACCTCCTGTACTTTGCCCAGGGATTTTCGTAGTTCCATCCCGAACCCTTCTCGGGTCGCTCCGGGGTCCAGCCGTACTTGAAGTCGGGATTATAGTCCTTCAGGCTCACCTTCTGGTTTTGCCCTGGCGTCCCACCAACGAAGTCCCATGCCTTGCTCTTGGTGTTATAGCTCCAGAGCCTGCTGTCGTTGTCGAGCAGTTCCGCCGCTGCGGCAATCGCCGGATTCGAGCTGTCCGTGGGCAGGTTGCCCCCGTAGTAATCACTGGCGTTTATGCCGATCTTGCCTTCTCCCTCTCCCCAGAGGTCGTTCCTCGTAAGGTATCCCGCCAGGAAGTTCTGGCGTTCCCCCACGTCGGTTTGCACAAGGTTGTCGTCTATGGGGGCTACAAGCCCCTGCGCCGCCAAATTTTGATAATCCGTATAGTCGCCTGAGCCGATTTCGCCTATGTAGTCATTATTTAAAGTAGAACTCGTTGACACGGTGTCATGGTGGCTCGCCTTGACCGCATTAAGCTCTCCCGGCGAGGAAAAATCCAACCTATGCCCGGTGTCCACGGCCAAGTCGAGCTTCGCCTGGATCGACCTGACCAACGCTTGCTCCTCGGGGGTCAGACCGACGCCGGTATATTGCCCGGGCTTAATCTCAATCATCTTGCCATCTGGGCCTTCCTCGTAAATGCCTGGCTCCCATCCAAGTCCCATTGTTGCCAGCTTGGCGTCATCCAGGGTATGCCCGGTACTTCCCATCTCGCCCGGTTCATAAGTAGCAAGGAAATTATCGAACTCCTTGGATGCATCTTCCGTAAACTGATTCTGATCCAGGTCGAGATTGTTCTCCTCCAGAAAATTCAGCTCAGCCTCATCAAGCAAAATCCGATCATCCACGAAGGCTTCCTTCAGGTGGACCTTCTCCGCCGGCTGCAAGCTCGCGTTGTTGTCGACGTGGGCGGCAACGCTGGCAATTCTTATCTTAGGATCTACGTCATGGAAGTACCTTTGCACCTCTGCGATGGCCGTGTTCGGCGCCATAACGCCCCCGCCGGGGAGGCCCAGGTTTTGCCGCAGAGTGTCAATGCTCTGCCTTGTCGGGTTTATCGCCTGCTGGTATTCGCGATTTGAAACAGTAAAGGCCGGCATGTACATATTACCCAATCTATTGGGTAACAGACACAATAGTCAAGACCAGCCTACATCAGGACGCTTATGATGAACCCAAAGGTCTTCAGGAACTTGAACTCGGGCAGGCGAAGGAACTCCAACGCAGCCCGAAGGCATTTCATGGACAGGACGTTGCTCCTAAGCCGAGCGTACCCAACGAATAGTCTGTTCTTCATGACACCCTCATAACCGTAATGGGTCTGAAAGGCGACCGCAGAAGGGCTTGAGGGGGCATTTGCCTATCCCTGCGCGCGCGCGAGGGGAAAACGGCTCACAGGTGGTTAAACGGGCGTGGAAAAGGGGAATTTGGGAAGTGTTTGATGAGCTGGAAAGTTGAGAAGGGGTGTATTTCATTGTCATTCCAACAAATCCGTTTCCCCCAAAGGGGGGGGTG